TCAATAGTCAGTATAGGATGACCATGCTTAATCGTTCTAATCTACTCATCTATTTATTCACATACTTATTCACATCATCCGACCGAGCATTTGGACAACAGTTTGTCCTACATTCTCCGCTCTCTATCGCCACTATCACACCTCTAATCCACTCACTCACACACCATCAACCACCATCACTCTCCCTCTCACTCTCTCACTCACATACCATCGCATAGCTATCTAACCTATTGATATCATTAGGCACTGACCACCCTTCTGGTAGGAGGAAAGAGTATACCCACCTTCAAAAGGCTCCACTGCGGCAAGGAAGGGACTCCAGTTCCACCCAACCCACGATAAACCCTATTCTTATAGTTGACCCCCCTACTCTCCCACAACTGACTCCCCTTGTAATTTTCCCGGAACTTCCCTAGAATGATAGGAGGAGAATCCGTCTATGGTAGAATATGATGTAGTGCTACAGAAGATTGAACTAGCAATAAAAATAAACTCAGGCTTTTTAGAGGAGCAGTTACCTACGGACAGGATATCGTTCCTGTATGGAAGGATTGAGGCCTATGAACATTGTAGGGATATGATTAAGGACTTATGGAATAAGTTGGAGGAGAGCGACCTATGACAACTGTTATATGCCACAACTTTATCGGTTTTATGCTCATAACCTTACTATCTATAATGGCGATTACCTTTTGCATTATAATGGTTTGTTTCTGTGTTGACGTAATAAGGAGCACTTTTGATGGGTAAATTGGAAGCTATTGATAAGTTGGTTGATGGTTTGAAGGTGAGACAGCGTGGATGGAGACCTAAGACTAAGCACGTTTTTATGGAAGAAGATGGAATGGTCTATATTGCTAGGTATGTAAATGACCCAGATGCTAAGGAGATTAATCTGAATAGACAACCTGAGGATAGATGGGAGTTATTGGATACGGATTAATTCGGAGGAAGGAATGACCTATGAAATGTGAGGTTTGTGGCTCTGACATCAGTAATGGTGAATGTAGTACCAAATATAAGCATATTGCTAATATATTGGATGTTCCGCTATCGCAGGATGTTGGAATAGTGATTGATACTGATGCGAAGCTGGGAAACCTGAATGAACTATGTGAGGCGATAGAGGACCCTAACTATACCAACCAGTTCTATAATACTGATATGACATTACCTAGGGTGGAGAGGACTATTCCAAGGCTTGCCCATATGAACTTGACCGGACACCATCCGACTAAGTGGACTAGGTTGAAGGTAAGGATGTTGGTTATTAGCGGAATACCTAATGATGAGATAGCTAAATGTATGGGAATAAGCCATCCGACCCTATGGAAACACTATAGACAGGATATTGAGACTGGAACTGCCGAATGTATTGCTATGGTTACCGGTAAGTTGATGGAAAAGATACGAAATGGGGATAATAATTCCATCATCTTCTTCTTAAGGACTAGAGGTAGGTGGAATCCCAAGTCTGAGATTGAAATGACCCATAAGTTAGAGGTTAAACCGAGGACCAGAAGTGAAATTGTTAATGAGTTAAAAGAGATTGGTGTACCATCAGATAAGATAGAGGAGTTGATAGATGATTAAGAAAGGTGTTTTACATTTGATTGAGGATGCTGGAGGACCTGAGGAGATAGAGTTTGAGAAGGAACAGGCGGCACGTAGCTTTAAAAATGCCTCAGATAAGATTAGGCCCAAACTTCAGAGGCAGGCATTTGAGGCAAAGAGGGATGCTAACAGTTTAAAGACCCTATATAAGGAAGCAAAAAAGAGATTTCTTGATGGAGAAGATGAATATAACCCTGATGAGGATGAACGTTTCAAGGAGTTTATATGAAAGAAATGTATGACAAAGGTGCATTAGATTTGGATGAGAACAAGTTTATTGATAAGAAATATGTTCACGAAAACTGGCCAAAAATGACCCCTAATCAAAGGACTTCCTACCTGTTGATGGTTCCTCAATTAAAAAGAGATTATAATGAATACTTAAAGGGTCCAGTTGATGCTGTTTCTGACACTATCAAGGGTGCAAAAATGACATTTGAGGACTGGATAAGATACGAACTTATTAAAAAAGGTTCTGAATAGGAGGAGATATGAAATATATACTAATTTTTGTACTGATAGCTGGTTGTCATGGACCCTTCTGGGGCAGAGGTAGACGTAGGGATGACCCACGAAGGCGTGGACACCACCACCTAGTAGATAAGGAATATTGCAATAGGTTTGAAGGACAACAGAGATTGGATTGTCAGGATAAGCAAACCATTTGGGTTGAACATAAGGAACCTGATGAAATGTCTACATTATAATGAGTAGAGAAGGTTATCAAATGTTATGTCCACATTGTAAGAAGCCATATAACTGGAAATTGGTAAAGATAGATGTTGAGTTGTTTAAAAGATTGGTTAATGAGGATATGCCTCCTAAAGAAATAGCTTTTAGGATGAAGATAAATACTAGCACCGTATATAAGTATCTGTATAAGATGAAAGCTAGAAAGGTATATAGGATATTAGATGACCCAAATAAATGAAGATACGGATGAAATGATAGGTTATGGCCTTGAGAAGTATGAAAAACTCAAGGCAGAACTTAAAGCAGCTAAAAAACACCGTTCTATTGAGTGGTTTTCCCCATATGGATGGCAGACTACCTTCGTGGAAGCTACTAAGGATAACAAGCAACTGGCACTTTTTGCCGCTAATAGGGTGGGAAAGACCGAGATTTCCTGCTCTATGCTGTCCTATCACCTAACTGGGGAATATCCCCATTGGTATGACGGGTTTCGCTTTGATGCCCCAATTACCGCTATGGCCTGCGGAATTACCGGAGACCAGATAAGGGATGTGCTTCAATATAAGTTGATTGGTGAAATAGACCTATTAGAAGGTAAGTTTACCGGACAGGGACTCATACCTACCGAGAAATTAGGTCCATATATTACATCTACAGGTACTAAGAATCTGCTTAAAGAGATACATATAAGGCATAAAGCTGGGGGTAATTCCAAGCTATTATTCCGTTCATACGAGCAAGGACCTGCAATTATCCGAGGAATGTCCTTAGATTGGATAATGATTGACGAAGAACCATCCTATGACCCCATGAAGTTCTATGCTGAATGTCTTGCAAGGACCGCTACAGGGAATAAAAATAAAGGGGGCTTTGTGGTGCTCACGTTTACCCCTGAAAATGGCGTAACAGAACTGGTCGATATGCTCTTGAATAAGAGGTCAGAAGGCCAGTTCGTTATGACCGTAGGATGGGATAGAGCACCCCACTTAGACGAAAAAACCAAGCAACAACTGCTCAAAGCTATTCCCAGACACCTAATATCCGCTAAAACCCAAGGTATTCCTAACTTTGGTGATACCCAAGTATATAAAACTCCAGAAGAAGAACTCTATATGGACCCATTTGAGATACCTCCTCATTTCCGAATACTAGCTGCCTGTGATTTTGGTATACGCCATCCATTCGCCTGCGTGTTCGTTGCCCATGATGTGGATAGGGATGTTATCTATATATATGACGGATTTAGGGCATCTAATGAGGTTCCACCACAACACGCCCATAGAATCTATAAAAAACAACGAGGAGTTAGGGTAATATATCCTCATGATGGGGAAAATAGGGAAAAAGGTTCTGGTGAAACACTCAAAAGCTATTACGTTGATGCTGGAGTTAATATGTTTAGACCCTTCTCTAATCCTGATGATACCAATTTTGTGGAGCCGGGAATTATGGAAATCGAACTTCGGATGCAAGAAGGACGATTAAAGGTATTTAAGTATTTTAAGGAATGGTTTGATGAATATAGGAAATACCATAGGAACCCCCGTAATGGAAAAATAGTTAAGGAAGGGGATGACCTGATGGATGCTACCCGATATGCTGTGATGAGTGTGCCAAGATTTGGTCAGAAAAAATCTGAGTTAGGCCTAGAGTATAATGGTTTACTCTATCCCGTACTCGACTATTAGGTGGTGAAGAATGAATTTAGAGGGTGATTATAGCGATAAGGTTTCTGAGAAGGGAGAACCACTCACTAAAGAGGAATTGGTATCCATTATCAGGAGGGATATAGATGAAGCGGAAGATTTTGATAGGTCCTATGTCCATCAACAAAGGGCCAGAGGCTATCAGTATTACTACGGTGATGATATCGGTGATGCCCCAGAGGGAAAATCACACCATGTATCCAAAGACATATTCAATGTGGTTGAAACAGCAAAATCAATTTGTCTTGAAACTTTTACCCAAAACGAGAATGTGGTCTATTTCACGCCCATAAATGCAGGCGATTACTATGCAGCTAAACAGGCTACGGCCTATGTAAACCATGTTTTCTATAGGGAAAACGCTGGTTATAAGATTATCCATGATGCCTTTCATGATGGATTTGTAGCTAAGAATGGTCTTATTAAACGTTGGTGGAAGCAGGAAAAATCCTACTCCATAGAGAGATTTGATGAAATAGAAGAAGATGAACTAAGAGCACTATTATCGGACCCAAATGTCGAACTTAGAACATATGAGCAAAAGATTAAGAATGTTCCGATAATGGCCCCCGGTCAGCCTGTGCCACAGAACCAACCTATCAATGCCCCACCTACACCAATGGGAGGAGCAAAACCCTCCCCACCACCAAATCCGCAACAGGCCCCACCTATGAACCCACAGGCCCCACCGCAGGGAATGTCCCCAGGCCAACCTCCAATGGGTGCTCCTCCACTACCTACAGGTGCTCCACCTCAAGGCTCTGCTGGTGTTCCACCTATGCAAGGTGGTCCTCCAATGCAACAGGGTCAACAACCAACTGCCCAGCCCATAGGTATGCAACAGATACAGGTCTTTACAGGTGAAATAACCCGAATGATGGATACTTCCCATGTAGCTATTATGAATATTAAACCTGAGGACTTCATCATAGAAGATGATGCTGAATCCATTCCTACCTCTAAGTTCTGTGCCATTAGGTCCAGAATGACCAAAAGTGATTGTCTGGAAATGGGATGGGAAGCTGACATTATTGATGGACTAAATTTTGGTGATACTGGCATAGAATGGAGAGATAGGGACGAAGTAGATGCCAGACACGCACATGATGGCACATTTATGAATCTCTGGAATGATGCCTCTAAGGATAGAAGAACTACTATTGTTTACGAAGTATATCGAAAAATAGATATGGATGGGGATGGGATAGTTGAATTATGGCAACTCTTCTTCTCAGATGATGAGATTCTATCAATGGAACAGGTTGAAGAGGTTCCATTAGAGGTATTTACCCCATATCCACAACCTTATAAGTTTCATGGATTATCTATCCCAGACGTTATCTGGGGCATACAGAAATCCAAATCAACTATTGAACGTCAGATTATTGACAATATGGTGGCAACCAATACAGGACGCTATCTAGCTGACCTAGGCTTTATAAGAAACCCCAAGGACCTAGTGGATAATAGGCCTGGAGTTGTAGTCAATGTAACTAAGATGGATGCCGTTATTCCAATGCCGATAGCCCAGATTAACCCTAATTCCTTTGCTGTACTTGAAATGTTGGAAGGAGATAAGGAAGAGGCCACTGGTGCTACCAGACTGGCACAAGGTATGGAGAAAGATGCTATCTCCAAACAGAATAGCTTTGATACTATTCAGATGCTAACTACTGCCGCTAACCGCAGACTAATGATGTTTGCCAAGCATTTCGCTGAAAATACGCTGAAACCTCTCCTGATAGCCATTCACCGAATAGGAATGACCTATGATAAGACTGAGAAGTTCGTCCAGTTAAATGGGCAATTTGTTCCAGTTGAACCTGCCACATTTAAGCGTAGAATGGATATGTCCATTAGGGTGGCATTGACTCCTATGGAACAGAAGGAGCAGATTAACAACTTAATGATGATTCATAACCTATTAAGACAGACTCCGGGTTTAATGGTTAATTATGGAACTGAACAACAGTTCGTTCTCATGCAAAAGATGATGGAGTATATGAATATAGATTGTAGAGAACATTTACTGATGAATCCAGCTTCTCCACAATATCAGGCAGCTATGGCCGCACAGAACGCCATCCAACAAAGACAAATGCAGCTACAGGATGGAATGATGACCCTAGAAGCGAATCTGAAACAGGCACAGGCACAATCCCTAATGTCATCCTCTCAGACCAACCAATTCAAGGCAACTGTTCAACATCAAGAAGATACTACCAAACTTCAACTATCTCAGACAGAACATGAGGATAAACTGGCCAGAGAAGCTGCTGACCTAAGGATTAAAGAGAATTCACAACAAACAGATGATTGGTATAAACGAGAACAAATAAGAATAGCTGATGCAGAATTGGCCATTAAAAAAAGTGGAGGTACTGGTATATGAGCATACAAATCAAGGGTGATATAAATAAGTTACCCAATGTTAAAAAGAAACAACTTAAAGAAGGTGAAATTAAAAGGAATCCTATTATTACACCGGAAGGACTTAAGAAGCAGTTAATTGAAAAGGATGAGATTATTCTTCAACTAAGGACTGAGATAGACAATCTTAAGAGGGAGATAGAATCTGCCTTACTGAGAACCAAGAAATCAGAATGGGTTAAATGGAGGCTTGGAGTAAATGGAAGATAAAAGAACGGATAAGGACAAAGTAAGTGATGCAGAGGAAGCATTGAGGATACTTAATCATCCTTTGGTTGAGAAGGTATTTTCCGAGATAACTGAGGAACTAATAGTGCGAATATTCGCTAATGACGACAAACTTAATCGGGATAAAATAGCTTATATGAAGCAAGGTATAGATATGTTCGTGCTTAAGCTACATGGATATAAGAATGAGGGAGATATGGTTAAGAAAGCTAAATAATGACATAAACCACAAATTATAGTGGATATTTTAAAAGGGGATATTATAATGGAAAATGTGAGTATAGACCAACCTGCGGTAAAACCAATGGAGTCTATGGAAGATTCTAATAAGAGTATGCAGAATATTATAAACCAAGAGAGTACAGAGGGAACTCCAAGTGCTCCCAAGGTTATAATAGAAGGTACTCCCAGTAATGAAAGCACCCTACTCGAATTTAAGGAGTCGTTAGACCAACCTATCGAGGGAGAAGTAGAACAAAGTGCAGAATCCGGTGCTGGACCATTAGATGCACTAATTGAGATTGATGGAATAGCTAGGCCAGCGAGAGAGTGGAAAGAGGGATTTATGAAATCCCAAGATTACACTAAAAAGACTCAAGAATTGGCAGAGAAACGTAAGCAAACTGAGCAACTGACACATCAGACTCAGAGTATGCAGAAACAATATGCCGCAGGACTTGGACTTTTAACAAAAGCTGCTCGTGATGAGGTTGTTCAGTATGATGGTGTAGATTGGCAACGGATGGCGAACGAAGCACCAGTTGAGTATATTAAACACCAAGCAAATTATAATGCTGCCATAGATAATCTAAGGCGTACTGAAGAACAGGCAAAGGCTTTTTTCCATCAGGTAAACGAACAAGTAGCGGCCAAACGAAGTGAAGCAGCAGTTGGGGCAATACAGAACTTACAAAGTACCTTTAAGAATTGGAATAATGAAACTTATTACAAGCTTATAGATTACGGAGTGAGTACGGGATTAGATAGACAGCAATTATTGCAATCTACGGACCCTAATATGTTCAAAGCACTTCATAAGGCCAGAATGTTTGATATGAGTAGTGGTGTAAAAACAACAAAAGTAGCAGGTCAACCATCCCAGTCCTTTGATAGAAATAGCCGAGGACAATTCCTTTCAAAGAGGAATTCAGCTATCCAGAGATTAAAAACTTCTGGAACTAGGGCGGATGGTGAAATGGCCATGCAAGAATTTCTTACTGGGAGGTAAGTATGATTAGGACAACAACATATTCAACTGATTCCACAAATGTGGCTCAGAAACAGATTAAAGAAGATTTCGCAGATATTATCTATAACCTAGCACCAACTAAAACACCTATGTTATCTCTTTCAAAGAGGTCATCCACAAAGAACATAGAAACTGGTTGGTTCATTGATGATTTGTCAGCAGCAACTCCCCATACTGCTGGAGATGTGGAAGGTGATACTGCTGCTAGTATAGGAACAACCTTTCCAAAAGATGCTGAGGCACTTCAAGTTAAAAGGATGATGAACGTAACACAGATTTTTAAGAAGAAAATTTCAGTTTCCGGTACTGCTGAATCTGTAGATTGGTTTGGTAGAACATCTGAAATGGCCTATCAAATGACCAAGAAAGCACAGGAAATGAAAAGGGATATTGAGTCCACTATCTGTGGTAAATCACAAGCCCCTGTTGGTGGTTATACTGGAGATTTGACTGGATATCCTACTGCTCAGGTCAATACTGGTTTTAGAACCATGTCCAATTTTAAATATCAAATTGCCAATAATGCCTTAGGAACTGATAACATTTATGAGCAAGGAATGACAGTCGGTGGACCACCAGCAACTGCATATGGAAGTATTACTGAAAAATCCATAAATCTGGCCATGAATCAAATTTGGACCCTAGGTGGTGAACCATCTATAATGATGGTTACAGGTCTAACTGCCAATGCCATAGCACTTCTAGCACTTTCAGGCTCAGGTTCAGGATTATCCGGTAGATATAGAGATTCACAACAAGAAACCAAGTTGGTCAATGTGGTGGATGTCTATGTAACTCCATTTGGAGAGTTATCCGTTGTTCTTAATAGATTTATGAACATGGGTGAAACTCCTCAAGGAGTAGCAACCGTATCTTCCAAGGATAATGATGTATTCTTGATTGACCCAGAATACATTGATGTTTGCTACTTAAGACAACCAAAAACTGAGCAACTATCCAAAGTAGCTGACTCAGAAGAAAGAATGATTGTAGCTGAATTAACTTTCAAATTATTGGCTCCATCTTCTTGTGGAATTATAACAGACTTAAGAATAGTTTAAATTAAGGGGGCTTCGGCCCCTTTTTTAAGGAGATACTATGCCAATGGGACCAATGCCTTATGAAGGCGAGGAAGATGATAGATATAAAATGCTCTCAACATTAGGAAGGGAACTAACTCCAGAAGAACAACAATTCATGGATGAATATGAGGCTAAAAAAGGTCAAGGAGGAGCAATAGGTGGCCCTCAAATGGGTGCCTTACACATGGGTCAATAATAGGAGGTTATATGCCTTTTAGAACAAGTTATAAAACCAATGTTCCACCTGCTGAATCAAAATGGCCAGAGGTAGAACCACAAACTAATCCCTATGAATATGCCAGAGAATTTCAAAAACTTGGTAGAGAATTGACTCCTGAGGAACAGGATGCCTTGGACAATTACTACAACTGGAAACCAACAGGTGGTTTTCCTATTGGTGGAAGTGTAGGTCCTATGCCATATGGAAATATGCCTAGAGGAGCATTACATATGAATGATGGACGGGGAGGATACCAACCTCAACCAGCAGTAGGTCCTGATATGTCTGGTGATGTGATTAACTATTAGGAGTGTCTATGACTGATGAGGCTTATTATAATTTTGCCGCCTTTGCAAGAGAAGCTGGTAGACCTGTTGGTCAATCTGATTGGGAAGAATATAAAAGAGATAAAGATTTTGAAGAGGAGCAGAAAACTAAGGGAGCACTCCATATAAACCCAATAGATAAACCGAGGTAGAAATGGCAAATGATTGGCAAACTTTAAAAATTGATAAAATTCCAAAAACTGGTGTTATGACAATGGTTAATGGAGAGTTGGTCCCTATATCCTCTCTTCCGGGTTATAATGATAATTTCAATTCTGATATAGGTGCTCTTCATATGAATGATAATCAAGGTCCACCAGAAAATCCTGATGATGCTGATGACGAGGAACAAGCTGATATAAATAGAAAACGAGCGAGATTAGCTGAATTAAGAAGCCAATCACAAACTGGTGTATGGGATGAAGGAATGGGTCAAGAGATAGCAGATTTATTAGATTACTTGAGGGATAAATAATATGAAAAATGGTGAAATAAGTTCATTTTGGCATACGGATAAAGATGGAACTTTCAGACTAATAGATTATCAGGATGAAACTCCATCAGTTGAACACGCTAAGATGATGAGGAATTTAGAAAATAAGTCGTCTAAAATGAGAGATAATCATCAGGTTGCCAGAATTCCGACTAATCAAATTGAGAAATGGATTAGCGAGGGTAAACTGAAACCTAACTTTATGGCAGATAAGGAGCAGATGGCCCACTTAACTGTCTTATGTAAGCGAGAAACACCTTGGTATTTATGTACTAATAAAACTTGGAAATAGGAGATATATATGATTAGCAGGGATGATTCAATGGCCAGAAACTCTCTTGGTTACAAATGGGGTAAGCCAACTCCTAGACCGTCATATAGACCTAGCGGAAGGAGACCAGATTGGTCTTGGGGTGGTGGCTATGGTAATGAGCCTAGTCCTAGACCGGGATTTGATACTGACCCCGGATTTGCTTTACCACCAGACCCCAATAGACCCAGTTATGATACTGACCCTGGCTTTTCCAGATTTCCCAGTGATATGAAGCATTGGTATGATACAGACCCCGGATTTAGTCCTAGACCAGATACTCCCATTCCAAGGGGCGGCTTAAGACCAGTTGATATGCTGAGGTCAGATAGTGAACCTAATACAGATGTCTGGAGACCTAATAATACTGAACCTTTTCCGGGTGCTAATGATAGGTTAAACAAACTTCTAAACCCCACTGGTCAACCACTGAATACTAGATGGAGAGGCAATAGTGCCTTGGAAACTTACCAAGGAGATAGGGTTCCAACTTCTGAGCCACCTTTACAAGACTATGCTAAACCAGACCCTGCTGCTATAGAAAATACCTATCTAAATCAAAATCTGGATAAGTATAATTTCGGTGATAACTACAATGATAATACCAAAGATGTTCAGGA